AATCCAAGGAAGGGGACACAGACCTAGAACTCCGACTAAAAGCAATAGAAACAGAATTAGCCTTACAAAAACAAACCACCCTCGAAAACCACAACAGAGTATCAAGCCTACTAGCAGTAGTAGGAGTAGGATTAACAATAATCACAATACTAATCAACGTATACTTCAACATGATGAAATGAACAGTTTTAATCAGAACATGAACAAGTGTTTCGAAACAATATGAACATGAACACTTAACTGGATGTAGATAACAATGCCACCAAAAAGTAAAGTAGAACAGTCAAGTAATTATAATCAAATACTTGATTGGATAGGTGAAGGGAAATCATCAAGATGGATATCTCGTGAACTCCAAAATCAATTTGGTGAAAGTATTGGACATGTTGCCATAAGCAATTATCGTAAAAAGAATATTGTTAGTGAAGCCATAGAAATTGTTGACATCCAATTAAAAGAAGAAGCTAAAGAAAAAGCTGCTAAAGAAAAAGAATCAAAGAAACAAGAAGTAATCCAAACACATGTTCAAAACAAGAAACTTCAAAAAGAAGGTGATGAGAAAGCATCAGGTTTAGCTGAAACCACAGCTAAACAATACAAAGGATTACTCAACGTAGCAGATAACTTCGAAGAAGACTACTATAATATGAGAAATGCAGTCAATGATGAAACCAGTAAAGTCAATGAAAAAGATGTTGCTGAAATGAGTTTCAAAGCATTAAAATTAGCACATGAAATATCAAAAGATGACACTGGAATGGAAGAAACAATTAATGATGGTTTTGGAGAGTTAGCAGATGCCATTAAAAAATCAAGGGAAGCACTCCAAGATTAAACCCTTCAAATATGGTAAATTCTCCAAGAAAGCATTAGACTTCCTAGACAATAGTAATGCATTCGTGAACATATGTCATGGAAGTGTTAGATCATCAAAGACAATCACCACCAACATCAGATGGTTAGATTTCATAGCAAACAGTCCACATGACAAATTCCTAATGACAGGTAAAACCAGAGATACATTGGAAAGGAATGTTATTGAAGATTTAATCAAAATGATACATGGTAAACTACCATATGAGTACAATAAATATGATGGATACCTGGATATTGGAGACAAACGATTATACCTTGTAGGTTTCAAAGATGAAGGAGCCACAAGTAAAATTCAAGGTATGACAGTTGGTGGATGGTATAGTGATGAAACAGCAACTGCACCAGAATCAGCCATCAAAATGGCAATGAGTAGATGCAGTTTGGATGGAGCAAAAATGTTCTGGACAATGAACCCAGACAGTCCATACCATTACATTTACAGAGAATACATTACTAATCAAAAACTCAAAGAAGAAGGAGTAGTCAAAGTATGGCACTTCACATTAGAAGATAATCTCAATTTATCACCTGAATATGTGGACCAGTTAAAAAAACTATACGCTGGTTCACAGTTACAATACAAAAGATACATTCTTGGATTATGGGTAATAGCAGAAGGAGCAATCTATGATATGTTCCTTGAATCCGAGAACACATTCAACAATAACCAATTAGAATTTGCAAGGCAATGCCACGAACTAAACATCTGTTGCGACTATGGTGTTTCAACAGTTACCACATTCGGAGTAATGGGTATACAGAAAAATGAAAATGATGGAAACAATTACTCATTAATCGAAGAAACATATTATGACAAAGAACAAACTGGTGTAGCACAATCAGATAGTGACCGTGTAAATGACCTGGTAGCATTGCAGAACAAATATCATCTTAACAATAACAATACTATTTTTCTACCACACGATGCAGCATCATTGAAAGCCGAATGTCAGAAAGACAAAAGGATAATAATGAATGTTCAAACTTATGCACCTAACACTTATGAAGATATCAAGACAATCCAAAACCTTATAGCCAACAGACAATTCAAGATACATTCGTCATGTAAAAACAGTATCAGTCAAGCACAATCATATGCATGGGATAAACGTGCTCAACAAAGAGGAGAAGATAAACCATTAAAGATTGATGACCATTGTCCTGATATGTGGCGTGGTGGAATATTAGGTCCAAGAAATAGAACTACTGCCCAAATAGGAGTCGTATATTTATGAATATTTTTACAAGAATTAAAAACACTATATCATCTTACTTGCCAGGGAACCGTAACCCTAACTGGTATAGTCCCTATTCACAATTCATGAGCCAATATGGATGGGCAAGTCGTGCAGCCAATAAACCACAAGGAGACTTCGAAGTATACTACGAAGCAATTAAGAATGTATATGTCTTCCGTTGTATACAAGTCGAAATTGACACCTTGCTAGGTACTGGTTTTCAGATTAATAAATTGAATGATGAATCGGTGGATATTGCAAGAAGAAATTATCTTACTAACTTATTCAATAATCCTGAAGGATGGCGGAGTGAGATTACATATGCAATGTTCCATTCCCAATACATTCGTAGTTTCGAGGGAACAGGTGATGCATTCATAGAAGCCAATCATGAAGAATTATTTAATAATGAGAATGTGTTAACTGGTTTCCGACATATACCCCCAGAACTCTTAACTTATTATTCTGATACTGACCAATGGGGATATAGAACCAATCCTGAGATAAGATATGAACCATCAGAGTTAATCCATATCCACGAACCTAACATTCAATTACGTGGTAGTAAATGGGGTTTATGTAAGATTGATAATATTGCTTTAGCAATTGCATTACTCTTCCAATCCATGAAACATAATAAGAACATTATGGATAATGATGGTTTAGATCCACATGCAATAATCAGTTATCCTTTAGAGATGGATGACGGTCAATTCATGAATGAGATGAATCGTTTAAGTTTATCTGCTAAAGAGAAACGTAATGGTGGAACATTAGCATTGAAAGGTGGAACATTCACTAGTCCTGGTAATATTGCTAAGGATATGGATTGGACTTCACTCATGACTCTTTGTAGGGATATGATTATTATTGGTTATGGTGTGCCTCCTGCTATGGTGGGTATTATTGAAACTGCTAACTTAGGTTCAGGTAGTGGTGATAGTCAGAAACGTACCTACAAGGATACATTAAGTGGTCGTGCATCTATTATTGAAGGTGCATTCAATAAAGCATTAGGCCATAATGGATTTGAAGAAGTATTCCAATTCAACGAATTAGATACTGAGGATAAGAAGAATCGTGCAGAAATAGAAAACATTCGTTTACAGAATGGAAGTCTCAGTATTAATGAGGTAAGGTCAGGTTATGGTGAAGAACCAGTACCATGGGGAAATGTCCCAATGAATTATAGTAATTATGGTGTAACACCAAACATTCTCAACCCAACTAATGTAGAACCATTAGGCACTACTGATATTGATAAAGCATTACAAACAGTACAAGCCTATAAATCACAATTATACTCATCAGACTTAATCCAATACAGAAAGTGGTGATACCATATGCCCATAAAAGACCTGGTGACAATACCATTCACCAAAGCATTATCACCAGAAGAAGAAAAATACTTAATCGAAATAATGAACGGATTAGACAGACAAATAAAGTTAACCAGTGAATGGTTAGCATCAGATGAAGCCGCAGAATTAGCCGGTGCATCTCAAGTAGAAATAAATGCTTATTTCCGGAATAGTGGAATAAGAGACCAGTTCGATAATTTAATCTCTTATAATGCAAGTAATAGTCAAGAATTCATTAATGAATATTACCGTATTGGAGCAGAATTAGGATTTAAAGATATAAGTCGAATGTTGGCTTATACACCTGCAGACCGTGAAGCATTATTCCGTTTAACCTCATATAATTTTGATTTAATCAGTAACTTGAATAATGATATGCGTGGAGAGATACGTGAAATCATCTTTAATGCAGTAGCCGCTGGTGATGGATATAACTCCACGATGCAGAGATTATTAGAGTTACCTTTAGAACCTATAGGGAATATTAGTGCTCGTACAAGAGCGGAGATGATTGCACGGACAGAACATGCAAGAGCAGTTAATACTGGAACATTACAGGCTTATAGTGATTATGGTGTAGGTCAAGTGGAAATCAGTACAACTGGTGATAGTCTTGTATGTGATATTTGCATGGATTTAGAGGATAATAATCCATACAGTTTAAGTGAAGCTCAATCATTATTACCTGCTCATCCTAATTGCAGATGTGCTTATATTCCAGTACTGGATTCAATATCTGATACAGTAGTATCTAATCCAGTAGTGATTGATTTAATAAACTAAAAAAATTGTAAAAAGGGTTGTTTATTTATTATGAAGTCTAGTAATGAATTCAAATTATATTCACGTTTAACTAATAAATCCGTCAGCCAAATAACCAAAACTGATGATGATGCTATCGATGATAGTGAGCGTATACTGCTCACTGGAGTAGCATCAACCACCAGTCGTGACTTGCAAGATGAAATTGTTTCAAGTGAAGCAATCCAATCCATGAAAGACCAAGCATTAAACTTGAACATTCATGGTGATCACTGGTATGGATTGGAAGATGTTATTGGTGCAATCAAAGATGTGAATGCAGATGATGATATCTTATCCATTAAATTCTTAATCACTAAAAGACATACTCCTGCAGTCAAAGACTTACTGGAGACTGGTGTTAATCTAGGATTAAGTATTGGTGGTTATGTAACTGACTATGATAATAACAATAATATTATCAAAGCAATTGAATTAAGAGAAATCAGTTTAACAGCAATGCCAGCAAACTGGGATACCTTCGGTACCGTCACTACAAGTAAAGGTATCACTGAATCCACTTGTTTAACTGGT